AAATCTGTTGAGGTAACATCTACCATTGCGCTTTTAAAAGTATTAGCCAAGGAAAAAAGCCTCCGACTGTGATTGTTCTTTTAAATCTTGTTGGTAGTTAGTGTTAAGTAAAAGAATAATTTGATCCAGTAATGAAATCATTTGATCAAACTGATTAGCATCATATTCTGGTGTAGCATTAGGTAATCTTGTAATTGTTATTTTAGCCATATATATCTTTTACTTCTGAAAATTTTTTGTCACTGTACCACATTGTAAGAGTATGTCGATCTCCTTTTATAACATTTAATACAGCATGAGAATATTTTTTTCCGTCAAAAAAGTAAGTTCTTCCTGTAATTGGCGTTATTTCAATACCTTCTACTAAAGCTTGACCACCAGTAAAATTATCATTTAAAAAAGTAACAGATGTAAGTTTTGTTGTTATTCTAGCATCATCAAAATGAAAATGTTTTGCTGATCCTTTTGGGTATGTTATTATCTGAGAAACTTCAGTGTGAAAATTAGTCACGTTTTTTCTAAGTTTTTCAACTATGGGATGATCTGGTTTAAGATCTCTACACTGACTTTGATCGTGATTGTAAAAAGGATGAGTTGTAAAAGCTAATAATTTTTTAATATCTTCGGAATCTAAACAATTATCTTTAATACAAATCATCTTCTCCCATCTGGTCTAAGTTGTAACTTGGTAGATCCAAGTCTCCAAGCTGTGTCATCAACTGTGTTAGTTTCATATTTAATTTTAACCGCTCTACCTCTACCTCTTACATCAATTTTTTCTGTGGTGCTAGTAATACTGCCTGTTGTAGTTACGTTAGCTGCAGATTGTGGATACTGTTCTAATGTTAAAGTGGTAGTCATTGTATTCGAAAGATTATCAAAGTCGGGAACTAATCTACTAACTGACATAAGCTCATCACCATCAGCGATCTCAACAGAACCTGTTGTTAAAAAAGCAGGTAAGGCTGTGCCATCTGCTTGGTTATTGCCTGATTCATGTTCATATAGATAAGAAGCACCTGCAGTCAAACCTAATATAGTTGATACATTTGCTGTTACAGAAGCATCGTATTCTGTAGCTATAGGGTTTTCAAATACATAAGCACCAAGCCATGTTGTTCTTCCAATATTTATAGTATACCAAGTTCCTTCTAAATAATTATAAGCAACTCCTCTATCTATTGCCGTAGCATTTGCTGAAGGATAGTACCAAATTATTTCATTAAAAGCTGTGTTAATACCACAAGCAATATCATTTCTGTTTGTGTAACTAAGATCATCAAATACATAATCCTGTACAGAGCATGGCATTTTTTTGACAACACCATCATACATGTAAAAAGAATTGTCTGACATCCAGTATGCTCTACCATTAATTTCAACAGCAGCATGCTGTGCAATTAACCCACAGTTAGAGCCAAGTTGTCTCAAACCAAAAGTAAAAGGTGTGCCTACAAATTGAATACCGTGAAGTGAGGTATCTGTCCAAACAAGTATTTGACCTGATGATTTAACAGCGCCTACTATTCTAGAACCATCTGATATACGCAGCGAACCAGCTTCATTTGTTGCTACTGGTGTGTAATCAGTTGCGTCTTCTCTATCAGAAAAACGAAATAATAAATCATCTTGCGAGGCTGGTGTTCCAATAGTTGTTTCTGTACCAAAAATCATTAAGTGTCTTGTATCAGTAGATACCAAACTAAATCTAGATGCAGTAGGAGCATTAGATAAAGCTGTTGCTCTTGCGTCTATTGCACCAGAGATATCTTTTATATAGGTGCTAGCATTTAAGACTGTAGCAATTAAATCTTCACCAAAATTGTCCAACGACCAACTTCTCGCTGCAATTGTAATTTCTGAAGAGGTGCTTGGTTCATTCCATTTACCCGCACTCCAAGTATCTGTACCCCAACCATATCCATAAGTGGAAGCAGTGGGTCCAATATTAATTTGATAGTTAGCATTACCTGATCCACCGCCACCTGATGTAGAACCAGAGGCTGTGTCAGTGTGTGTTACTTTGTATGTGTTAGCGTCAACATATGTTGTAACTTCAAACTCGTTGTTCATGTCTAAACCATCTATTGTAGAGAATGAATCAAAGGTAACAAAGTCTCCTTCAATAGCGCCGTGGCTTGCGTCAGTGACAGTGACTGTTGTTGTACCGTTTGTTGTAAAAGGATTTGTTAAAGCTGCTGTTTCTCTAATAGGTGTGATGTCATAAAGGGCACTACCAGAGTACAAATATAATTTTCTATCAGTGCCTAAAGCAAGGTACCTGGTTCCGTCCAAACCAATCCAGCTATGAGTATCACGGACCACGCCCACAATAGTTTTATTTGGATCTGGTAAATAAGACCAACCATTCCATCTTTCAGGCTTTCCATAGTGAAAGCGTACAAGATTTGAGTCAACATATTTACGTTGATCTCCTGCTGAGTAAGCGGTATCTTGTTTGTCAATGCCTGGTTGGAATTTTAAATCTACAAGTTTCATGGCCGATTATTCTAACCTATTTTGTTTAAAAGCTAAAGATCAATTTCTGGTTCAAACCATATAATAATTGCAAATCTTGGAAGAGAATTTTCTGCAGTATACAACAAAGGCGAGTGAAAACACTCATCAGCACTAAAAAGAATTGATCTGTTGGGATAACAACCAATAGCAGTATTTAAATTAAAAAAATCACCTTGAGGGTCATAAAAACCTGTTCCAGCGTTCATATGTGGATCGCCATTTAAATAAATAATAAGATGTTTTTCTTTTGGAAAAACTAATTGATCCTTGTGTGGAGTAGGTTCTTTTGTGTGCACCAAAGTAAATGCGGCTAAATGAAGATTTTTAATACCTAATTTAAAATTTTTAATTATGGCTTTTTCTAAATCTTGAAGTAAAGGATCATCTTCGTAGATTGGATTTGAATAAAAAACATGTTCGTTTTTGCCATATGTTATATTTTTATTATCATAATCTAAAGTAGTACAATAAACGGACAATTTATTGAATAAATCTTTTGGTAAAAAATTATCTTTTACTTGTAAATCTAGTTTCATTTTTTTTCTTGGGGTGAAAATTGAGTGGCTACGTTGCCTTTAAATGAGTAATTACCCATATGTGTTATGCCACTAATAATGTCAGCATATATTTTGCCACCTATTTTTTGCCATAAACGACAAAAAGCATAGTCTTCCGATAAATATCTTTTTGTACTTGGCTCTATCATGGTGTCAAAAAATGCATAGTTCCAATCAGATGTGTCGTGATATCCAAATGTTTTATCATGAGGATCTCCTAAATGTTGATCTGATTTAAATCTAAGATGAGGATACGCCAACGCCATTTTTTTAAAGACGTTTCTTTTAATTAACATAAAACCTGTAGCACCATCTAAAACCTCAATAAATCCTTTTTTTACTATTACTTTTTTTGGATCTTTAACGTTTAAGTTGTATTGCAAAGATGCTGCGTGTAATTCGTCTTCTTTAATTTTTGGGTTTTCTTTTACTCTTCTAATAGCTTTTGTCCAATCAATTACCTTTCGTGGGTACACTCCTGTTACCACATCTTCATCTAAATCTAACATACGAAATATTGATTCAGGATTAAAAGCTATATCGGCATCAATAAACAAAAGATGTGTGTATTGTTTGTCATCCATAAACAACTGCACCAATGTGTTACGAGCTCTTGTTACTAAAGACTCGTTACCAATTGTACCAAATTGTAACTCTACTTTTTTAGTAGCTGCTAAAGCTGTAAGCTGTAAACAACTTTTAAAGTAATCTGCCGTAAGCATGTTGCCATAACAAGGTGTGCCTATAAATATTTTAGTCATTTGATATCTAAATTTGCTGACATAATTACTCTTTCGGCATTGTGTTTGTAAAAAACACTATGAAATAATTGTGAAGGAAAAATTACAAACTTACCAACCTCAGCTTGTTCTTCGTGAAATTCTTGTTTTGATAAAAAATTTGGTGTGTAAAAAGTAGTTTTGCCATTATTAGTAAGATATAATATACTAGCAAAATTACAATTATTTGATGTATGATTATGCGCTTCGTGAACAGAATTCTTACCATAGAGTGCTGTCCAATAATGAGCAACATTAAAGCTTAAATTGTTTGAAACATAATAAGCACCTACTGTATTCATTAACATTTCAAAAGAATGTATTTTTGTTGGTTTTAAAAAATCTGTGTAGTACTCATCACTTCCATTAATAGTTGTATTGTAAAAAGAACTTGTTTTTTTTATTTTATTTTTTTTCTGATCTATCTCATCTAATAAATCTTCAATTTCACTTTGATTAAATTGAAATTTGATAATTGAAGTTGCAAAAACATCTACGCTACTTGGTATCATAATTAACTCCTGGAATATAAAGATAGGTTATTTTACATTTTTTTATTGTTCTCAAAGCTTGACTTACATTGTTTACCAACGGTTCCCCTGCCATATTAAAAGATGTGTTTAACAAAATAGGAACATTTGTTTTTTTATAAAAAGATTTAATTAATTCATAAAATTTTTTATTTTGTTTTTGCGAAACTGTTTGAATTCTACAAGTGCCGTCAACATGAACTATAGAAGGTATAATATTTTTTTTATTTTGTTTTACTGGTACAGAAAAAAGCATGTGCGGTGATTCTTTTATATGACCCATGTCAAACCAATCATTGACATGCTCTAATAAAATTGTTCCCGCAAAAGGTCTGTAATTCTCTCTCTTTTTCACTTTATTAACAATGTCTTTACCATGTTTATTACGTGGGTCAAAAAGAAAAGATCTATTACCTAAAGCTCTTGGTCCAATTTCTGCTTGATTACCTTGATAAAAGGCTAGTATTTGTTGGTCTAACAAAACATTTAAAGCATCTTGTTGATTTTCAATTATCATTATATTTGCCAATATGGAAAATTATCTTTTTTAAAAAAAGGTAGATTGTGTTTTTTTCTAAAAAACTCAAGCACCCCTAAACTAAGTCCTTCATCATTACAATGTGGAAATACAATTAAATTTTTAAAATAATTTTTAATCTGACTATTCCAAACAACATTTTGTGCACAGCCTCCTGAGAAACTTACAACGTCATCTTTATTAATATATTTTTCAAAGTGTTTAATTAAGATTTCACCAGCAACAAAATGCACAGTTCTTGCCCAATTTAATTTTGTTAAATCAGCAATTAAATTATCTCCTACGTGTTGTTCCCAAAGACAATAATCAAAAACTATGGGGAACTGTCTTGCATTAAAATTAATAATTTTATTTAAAAAATCTTTGTCTATTGTCCCATATGATTGCAAGCCCATAAACTTGCCCGCAAGATCTAAAGCACTTTTAGCTTCAACATTTAAAATATTAGCTGCATTATTGACACAGTGGCCTAAAGAAAATTCTTTATCATAAAAACCTAAATCAATTAATTTGTTGTTTTCAAAGTAAGTCCAAGAAATATTATTGTCTCCAAAACCATCAAAAACAAAATGTTTAGTACAGTCGTTTATTACAGGCCAACTACTTAAAGCATGTGCATAATGATGATTTATTCTTGTTATATTGTAGGGAAGATAATCAAATTTTTTTGATGGAAAAAAATTATCATCATCGCGGTTAAGATGATAGTGCCAAGGATCAAATACTATACCTATTTCATCTAAATCCTCGACATTTAAATTCCATATTTTTTTTATTTCTTTTACCCAAGATTCAAAATTTTGATAAGCATCATGTTTTTTTCTTGTATGTCTTTCTAACTTAAAGTAATGCACGTCCTCTCCGTCAAAATAAGATATGTTGGAATCATGTTCACATAATCTAAGTCCCAAAAATTTCATTAAATTTCTAACTTTAAAAACGAATCTACAATTTTATTTGGTTTCAACTCAACAGTGTAGGGATGTTCAGATTTAAGATTTGTATTTTTATCATAACCAAACATAGATGAATTAGATGTTCCCCATAAAACTACTCCTTTTTTATTAAAAGAATTATTCGAACACATATGTTGTAAGCTACTGTCAATGCAAATAAAAGAAAGACAATACTTTGCTAAAATCATAAAATCTAATTTGTCTGTAAAAATACTTTGAGTTGTATTTAACAAGGGCTCATGTTCATTGTTGTGACCAAAAACTAAAATGTTTACATTAGGTAAAGCATCTTTAAGTAAATTAATTACTTCTTGTCCTTCCTTATAATTCCTACCGACGTTAATTTCATCATAGCCTGTTTGCACTAAACCTTGTCCACCCGTAAACTGTACTAAAATAAATTTACCAAGTTTTAAAATATCAGGTTGTATTACTCTTTCTCTTTTTTTATTTATTTGAAAATTTGGCGCAACATTATCAACTTTAATATTATACATGTCCGCCCAATACTTTATTATATGGCTTTTACCCTTTAAAAAATTTGATTTATAAGGGTCTTTGTAAATAATATCATTGTAATTATTAAATAAAGTGTGTGACGTATCATGAAGGATAGCTAAATTTAAAGGTTGAGAAGAACTTACCCTTGTATCATTTTGAAATAATTCAGGCCACGGATTCATGAGACATAATTTTTGATCATACTTTTCTACAATTTTATCAAATAAAGCTGTAAACTGTAACTGTTTACCAATTCCTCCCTCAGATAAGTGTAAGTTAGGCTTCACTGTAACTCACTGTTAAGTATTCTATTTTTTTTAACCACCCTTTTGGTATGGCTATAGCGCCACCGCCCGACACTTCATCTTTGTCTTTACTGTAAGAGCGCATAATAATTATTTTTTCTTCACCATTGTGAATCATCCACCCCACTTCTTGACACACGGCCAACGGAGCGTCCATAACTTCTTTTATATCAAGCCATCCTGTCTCTGTATCACGAGCATCTAACCACGTCACACGGACCATAGGAATTTTATTAATATCAATCATATATTTTCACATTAAAACTAATACTTATTCTAGGTTTGTTTGATTTATTTTTAGAAACTGAATGATAACAATCTGAATCAAAAAGAACTAATAAATTATTCTGTGGTTTTATACTTAATAAATTTTTTTGAAGTAAATAACATGACAACTTGTGTTGTTTGTTATATGCAAATGAATTAAGTTCAAGATTTCCACAATCATCGTGTACATCCACATAAAAAACTCCTGCTATATCTGCGCTGTGTGTATGAGGCCAATTAATATCACCTTTATAATTTATATTAGACCACATAATTTCTATTTCAACTTTAGAAAAAATAAAATTTTTTAAGTTCTTACAAAATTGAAAAGATTTTTTTGTAATTTGTTCAGTTAAAAATTGAAAAGGACCATCATGTGGAAGTGCATCAGATTGCCATCCAAATTCTGTATTAGATTTACTTCTACCATTTATATCCCCTCTTCTAATTAATTCTATTGAAGCCTGTAGTTGATTTAAATAATTTGTATCAAATTCTAAAAAATGTTTTTCATAAACATGTTGAGGAAATATTTCAGTCATTTTCTACCGTATTTAAATGTTGCCACCATTCTTAATTCTACACAGGTTCTACTTACTTCTCTTGCTGCATGTGGAATACTGCCATCAAAAATTGCTACTCTTCCAGGTTTAGGAATTATCGAATGCGTTATTTCACCAGAACTATCTACGAAAACTGTTTCTCCTGCGTAAGAAACATGCCAAATTTTATTTAAATAAAACATTATTGTTACACCTTGCGTTTCTTTTGTATAATCAGAATGTATTTCGTGATGCGTGCCATAAACATAACCGCTTGCATAATTTTCTTTGAGTCTATGTGTTAAAGCATAATTAGGAAACTTTTCTTGAAAAATTTCATTTGATTTATTAAAAAGTTTAGAATGTAAATAATCTTCTTGATCTAAAATAATACCAAATTTTCTCCAATTTTTATCACCGACTCCACCAGCAAAACGCCAAGAACTAAAATCCCTAAACTCACCATAAAAAGCATCAATGTCTTTTTCATTAAAAACATTGTCTATAATTTCAATCATTAGTTATCTAAAGGCTTCGGCTCGTCTTTTTTAATCAAATGTAAGTTAAAAGATACCGATCTTCTCTCTTCATTTGGTGTTCTAAATGGATATACGCCGTGCGCTAACCAGTTTGGAAACAAAAATATATCGCCAACCTTTGGTGACTCTTGATGCTTATGTCCACTGAATGTCGCCGCTTGACCATTGAACCAACATATATCACCTACAGTTGGGTAGTGATCTTCTTTTGCATACTCTGCTGGTAGACTTGGAGGTACTCGTAAATAACAAACACCAGACAATTGACCCTCATGTATATGAAAAGGATTAAAGTCTCCTGACCATTGGCTCACGGCCCACATAGATTCAATGACCATCTTACCAACAAACTCTGGTTTAATTGTTTCACTTGCTGGTGGTATAGAA